GCCTTGAAGCGTTTAATGGCCTCGTCGGTCTCTTCAACCAGATCAGGCTTAACGATAACTTTGTACTCGATGGGCTGGAGTGTCTTGCCCTGCATGATGCACTGGGTAACGCCATTGCACCCAACGTGCTGCGCCAGTTCAGCGGCTTCAAATTGATCTGCGTTCATTTAGCGCCGCCTTTCTTGGCCGAATGAATGGGAATATGAGTCACCTCAATTTCACCATCGACATTGACTGAGGTTGACGTAATTCCGGATCCTGTGCTCAAGAGATCATCAAGGGCGCATGGATAAGCATAAGCATCAGCACACATTGCACTGATCTCGCGCAATGCCGCATCCATCCGGTCTTTGTTCTGCAATGCAATGGCTCCGTCAGCCAGTTGTTTGATTTTCGTGTACATCATCTTCCTTTGGTTGCTTCCTATGAAACTCGCTAATGAAATCATCGTCTAGATTAGCCAACTCGTCAAGCACTTGGCATCTGGCCATTGCCATCGTCTGCTCCAACGGGTCCGTAATCGCCCCCTGCGCCCATCGCTCCATCAAGCTCAGGCGGTATGCCGCCATGAAGCTGTGGAACGCCTGGGTCAGCGGGTGATTCCTCCACTGGTCGTACTGCTCCGGTGTCATCATTTGCTTTTCCTGCCTGTAGTGCGTTTGTGTGGCGGTCTAACATGCTCTGAAACTGAGCCATGTAAACATCCATCTGCGGACCTAATTCTATCGCTTCGGCCTGAGCTATTTTAAGCACTGCAGCCGCTTGGATGTCGGCTACTTGAGCCGCGATTTTATCCATTTCAGCAGCTGCCTTTTCAGCCATTGCCGTGACCTCAACTTTCTGCGCTTCAATGTCGGCCTGGATCTTGAGCATCTGCGGGTCTTGCGGTGCCTGTGGTGACTCTTTCACCAGAAGCGTATCAATGTCCTGCTCTTTCAGTGCTTTGAGGTACTTGCGGCGCAGCTCCATCTGGTCAAACAGTGGATCGCCGACGAACTTCATTAGCGCTTCGGCCCGCGTCAATTCCTGTGCGTCAGATACCAAAGTAGGGTCACTCACGGGGGCCACATCGGTGTCATCGCCCTGATAGTCTTCAAGGTAGATTGGTTCTGACTTGTCCTGAAATCGGTAGTAATCCTCTGGCTGCAAATACAGCTTGTTGAGCCGATACAGCTTCTTGAATTCTTCTTTTAGGCTTCGGTGGACGCGCTTGTAAATCGCTGAAAACACCTTCTGCCCTTGCTCAATCAGCGCCAGCGTGGTCGTTGCAGTCTGGTTGACTTGCTGGTCGCCGGTCAGGATGTCCTTGACGCTGCTGATGTCCTTGCCCGCTTCGATCAGCATTCCCAGCAAATTGAACAGCACAGAATTCGGGCCGGGGAACTGCATGTGATAGATGTTGTCGGCAATCTTCCCGCCTGATGTATCCACTGGCTTGAATTCGCCTGGCTGGAACCGTGCAGCGCCGCCCTTCATTTTCAGGCCACTACCCAAGAACCCGCCGCCAGTATTTGCCAGCGTGCCCGCGTCAAGCAGCTGATTCAGCACTGTATTCACAGTCTCATTAATGGGATTCAGTAGCATCCCCAAGCCCACATCGTAAGAGCCGCCGTCAGGGTTAGGCATGAATGCAAACTTGGTGAAATACTCAACCGGCACGATCTTGCTGACCTCGCCCTTTGCGTTCAGGAAAATGCCATCTTCATCGAAGCGGGCAATGATGCGCGCTACCTCGGATGTCTCTTTCAGCACCGTGACAATGTAGGGCTCTTTGTATCCGTCACCGTCCAGGTCATACCAGCAGTGCTGTTCCAAGAATTCGAAGTGACCATCTTCATCGTTATCCTCACCCGAAGGCAGACCTAGCGTCAAATCCTCTTCAAAGATGCCGCCGCGCTGGCGCTCGATCACTTCGTTCTTGAACAGGTTCAGGCAGTGAGTAATACGGCGCAACTTGTTGAATGGCGTTGCATGGTTATACACCACGTACTTAGCCGCCACCAGATCAGAGCATGGACGGCCAAGCATAGTGTCGAAATAGGTCTTGCGAAACGCACAGCCAACAATCGCCATCTGCAACAGTAGCTTGTCCTCGTCCTCGTCCCAATCCTTGATCTCTTCCAGCACCTGATAGCTCATGTGATGACCAATGCGGTCAGCGCGCTCTTTCTTTCGCCCGTCTGGGTCTGGTCCCATGACTTGCCCCTTGACCACCTCCGAGCCGCGCACAATGGCCGGGTAGGCCCGTGCGCTGAATTGGATAGCTGCTGTCGTGATCAGTGGATACTTGACATTTGCAGCCTTGGGCCAGGGCCATGACTTCTCAGTCGCAACCTGCATGGCTAGGTCCATCGCAGTTTGTGACTGCTTTTCCCAGTCTGCGCGGCTTGCCTTGTCGAGATCATAGCCGCGAGTGACTTCCATCCCGATCTTCTGGACTTGCTCTTTATCGAGCATATCGACGATGTTGGAAACGCCGATAAAGGACTGCAGCAGCTCGACCGGGGTTTGATTGGTCTTGGCTTCGACCTCTTGGTCGTCATCCATCTCCATAGCTTCATAGGCCATCAGTAACCCCCCACGGCGCTGCGGCCTGTTTGATCTGATTCTTCATCGTCATAGTCCCAATCTTCATTGCTCATTTGCTCTGCGTTAATGCAAAGGTAGCGTAAATTGTCAGCTCCATGCGACCATTCGTCATGCAATGGGGCTCCAGGTTCTTGCGTCTGCTGGTTGATGCTTCGCTTGTAGCGTTTGGCGCATTGTACTAACCTCTCTGTTTTCCGCTTATCGAAATACAACCGGCCAAACGTCATACGCGTGAGCCTTATCCCATCCTCTACGCTCATGGATGGAGTAATCTGAACCCGCCAGCCAAGCGCGTTCATTATCTCTTCTGCGCTCTTTCCGCTCTTAAAGTCTTTGTGTCGTCCGTCGTGCGGCAAAAAGCACTTACCCCAGTTCATGCGCTTGTCCTTGAGCAACGCGGAATAGCTGTCTAGCGTCTTGTGGCTATCCTCGATGTACTCAATCACCCGAAGCTCTGACGCATGGCGCTGTACCAGGCTAATCGCCATTGCATCGTTCCACCCCAAGTCAAACACCACATGAACTTTCAACAGCGGGTCATACGGTACATTGCAAACACGTCCTTCGACTTCGGTCTTGACGACCTCGCCAAAATAGATGGCTCCAGCCACCGCAGGCATACACTTTCCTTCCCAAATATTCTGATACTCCGCGTCAGGCAATGTGGCCTTAGCGTGCAGCCTTTCCTTCTCCAGCACATCGGGGAACCATCGGTTATCCGTATAGTTCATATCAACGATGATGCAATCCTCGGGCGCGTTCGTGACGAAGCGGTCGTATGTCTCGTCTGTCTCAAGCTCGGGGTTAAAGCTGATCCATATCTCTGAGCCGTCCTTGCGGATCGTGGGAATCAGCGTCTTCCATGATCGCTTGCTAACAGACTGGGCTTCTTCCACCCAAACAATATCGCAGCCCTCGAAGGACTTGATCGAGTCCACAGTCTGATCGGACAGGCCGCTAAAACTAAACTCCGTGCCATTCATCCCGCGTATCTCGTTCTCCAGGACCTGATAAAACGAACTCAGGCCCAGGCGCTCGATCTGGTCTTTCAGCAGCTTGTGCACTGACTGCTTAATCGACTTCTGAACCTCTCGCGTGCACAGTATGCGCAAGCGGGACGAACTGCCCAAGATCAGCAAAGCCTTCGCAAAGCTCCATGACTTCGCGCTGCCCCGTCCGCCCTTCGCGCCCTTGTAACGCTTTTTCTCTGTCAGTAGAAAGTGCAGCTTCTCAGGAAAATCAACTTCCATTTGCGGCTTTAACGAAGTTAATTTTCCAGTTCATATCTACCGGCCCTCCGTCTTTCCCTGTAATCGCCATCTTGTCGTTAAACATGCCAAGATGTCGGGCAACGCTATCGAGCGCGCCTTTCTTGTCCGCGAACTTGATTTTTGTTACATCGGCAAAGGTTGGATTTTCGCTGTCCTTGCTGCGCTCTGTGGATACCTCCATGCTCGACAATGCCGCCGCTACATCAGCAGGCAGCAAAGGAACAGGGATAAGCCCGCCATTGGAGTCGTAAAATCTGCGCGGATCAAGAAACGCCAGCTTTGCATATTCTGCTAGTACACGGTCAGCAGTTACCTCTGTGCGCTCCCCTCTGGCCTTCATTGCTTCATGCACGGCTTGTGCTATCTCAGGTTTCCTCAGGTTCTCATAAGCAATGGCATCAGCACGTTTTGCGCTATAGCCAGCCCTAATCGCCGCCTGCG